ATTTGTTCCTGGAAGTCTATTTGAAATCCCCCTTGCAAAATTACCAAATATTCTTCCTTTACCAATACCACTTTTCTTTAAAGCTTCAACAGTTGATTTACCTGTAGGACCACCAATAATCTCACCTTTAGGTGGAAGTATATCAAATCTAGATAATCTTTTTATTTTACTGGATTTATTTTTTCCAATCGTCCTCATGTTGGGCTTGTCAGTATTAGCAAAGTTTTTATTAACTTTTGCTGATCTTCTTCTGTCTCTAGTAGATCCAGTTCGGAAGAGGAAGTTATCAGATAATGGATTTAATGTTTTAATTCCTCTTCTTTGAAAATTCTTTCTTGCACTGAGGAATTTATCTCTAGATCGTAAACCAATAGCCTTAAAACCTTTTACACTTGTTCTGGTTTGTCTTAGTCCCTTTCTGCCTGTTAAAACTTTAGCACCACCTTTATATAATTTAAATGCATTTCTTCCTAAACGACCAATTACTCCTAGACCCAATAATGAAGTAAGAGTAGAAACAATTATAGGTCCAAAAACAGCGGCGCCAAAAAGAGTAGCACCAGCAGCTAAGAATTTTCCTTTACCAGTTTTAAGATAATTAAGTAGTGCTAACAAAGAAGATCCCATAAGAATCTTACCAAAAAATGCACTAAGGCTGCCAAATAAACCCTTTCCTACACCTGCTATTTTCTTACCTATTCCCGATTTTTCTTTATTCTCCTTTTTTTGCTCTAATTCTGCTTCTCTAGCTCTTTTTCTAAATTTATTATCCTTTCTTCTATCAATTTCATTTTCCCTTTTATCTAATTTAGAACTCTTATTTAAAGACTTAGCAATCCCACTTAATGTTGTAAGAATTGCAGAAAATCCATCAGCAATGAATTCAGTTGAACCACTATCCTTTTCTGGAGTATTTGGTTTTAAAGAACTTGGTGTAGCAAAAAACGAATTACTCTTTATTTGAGATCCTTTTAATATAGTTGCCTTCTCTTTAGCTCCTTCATCCCTCAGATCAGATAAGATCTTCTCTGCTGCCAATCTTTTTACTTGATTTGAGGGTTTAACCATTTTGTTGTTGTTTTAGCTTCTCATCCTCAAGATGTTGTTGTAACATGGAAATGTAAATATCTCTTTCCCAAGGAATAAGATTTTCAATCTCCGTTAAACTATATTTATGGTACTGTAAGAGGGCAAAGTTTATCTTATAATAATTTTCAAGATCCATGTGGATCATTCCTAATCGAAAAAAGACGCTAACCCTTCTAGAACCACTGTGTTCTCTTTTTCTGTATTTGGATTGGTAAAGGTAACACTATGAGATAACTTAGGCATTGTCTCAAAGAACTTCTCAATCTTTTTAAATTGAGCACTATTCATTGATTCTAAGAAAGATATCAGTTCCTTCTTTGTCACATCAGATGAAGACCAAACTTCTTCCTCATTGTATATTTTTCCAATACAAGAACAAATCAATTCAAAGGACTTATCAATACCGACATTTTCATCAAAGTCAAAATTATTTTTAACAAATTCATCAAGAGATGGATACTTCATCTCCATAACTAATTTTTCATCAAGTTGAATCTTATTAGTATGATCTTCACTCTTTTGAACTTTAATATCCTCAACATTAATCTCAACAGGAACTGATGTTTCTCCATCATCAGGTGCTAATAAGTTAACCTCAATAACTTCACCAACAGATTTGCCCCTGATGTTTAAGAATAGGTACTCAATGTCAAAAGTAGGAAGAGAATCTATCTTCACTCCTCTTGTTTGAACACAACTCTTCAAAACTGTTCTGATGGCATTTGTGATTTGTTTTGTATCTTCAGTCTCAAGAGATAATACTAATAGTTTTTCTTCCTTAACTAGAAAAGGTCTATACTTTACCTTCTTTTCTGTAGATGGCAACTCAAGCTCATATGTTGGAGTTACAATGGTTGGCAATGGCATGATATTTTCAATTCAGTAAGTTTATTTAGTAGGAATTATTCAGTTCTATATCCAGTAATTCTTCCCCTTCTATTCCTTATAGGAATTTTAGTAATTCCAAAGGAACCAGGTGGGAAAGTATCACCATATTGTTCGTTATCTTTTGCAATCTGAGCAGTCGTAGAAGTATTAACTGGAATATCAATTGCACTAATATTTGGAATTGTTCTCATTGTATTACTTCTTGCTCCTCTTGCCCCTCTTAGTGATCTTTCAGCAACATAACGAATATAACTGAACGAAACATTACATCTCAATATATCAGGTTGATTATAAGAGACTGGCATTGATGTGATTGTTTGTGGGAAAGCACCAATAAAACTATAGTTCATAACATTTTTTCTTCTATCACTCAAAGATGAATGCTGATCCTTTTCAAATTTTGTAATGTATATCTCCTGTTTATAACTATCAGGATATCTCATTCTAAAATTTCTATGTCTACTTTTGGATAAACCCCTATCTTCACCACCAGTTATATAATCTACCCATGTTTCAAATATTTCTATTGCATGATAATCTCTATCTACATAAAATGTTAAATTTAAACCTTGATCATAAATTCTACGATATGCCATCTTCTCAGTAACACCAGCATAATCATTAGTAACATCATGAGTTGCTATTGTAGATCCTGGTAAAGAAGCTTCTGTACATAATAATTCAACCTGAGACAAATCATTAGCAGTTCCTGCTATCTTTAGACCACGAGATCTCATCAACCCTTGAATTGCCGATGGTATGGGCAGTGTAAGAGCATAAAATGAGGTTTGGGCAACATTTAATAATCTAGATTTTACAAAATCTGTCGTTAGATTTTGGGGAGCTTGGGCTGCCATCTATAAATACTTTTACGTTATATATTATGTATACAAGATGGCACAAAGTATCAAAAGCAGATACAGGCCAAAAAACCCCAACAAATATAAGGGTGACTATAATAATATTATATGTCGAAGTAGTTGGGAACGCAAGTTTTGTTCTTGGTGTGATTTGAATGAGAACATTGTTGCTTGGGGAAGTGAAGAATTTTGTATCCCCTATTTTGATCCAACTGAACGTAAAATGAGAAGATATTTTCCAGACTTTATCATCAATGTGAAAGAAAATACTGGGAAAATTAAAACTTATGTGATTGAAGTAAAACCTAGAAAACAAACTCTACCTCCAAAACAGAAGAAGAGAATGACTAAATCATTTCTTTATGAGTGTAAGACATTTGAAGTAAATAGAGCAAAGTGGGAAGCTGCATCTGAATGGTGTAAAGATAGAAAAATTGAATTTAAGATTATTACTGAAAACGAACTAGGTATCAAATAATGGTAGATCGTACAGAAGAACTTCAAGAAAAACTTGATGGTTCTGAAGATGCAGATAGTATTATGATGAGTATATTGGAAGTATTCACGGAAACTGAGTGGGTTCCTGAACCAGGAAAATATTATACTTTTTTATACATAGCAAAGAGTCCTGATATTACATATGATGAACATCCATTAATTGCTTGCATGGAAGTTCTTGCATGGGGATTCAAAGGTTTAAACTTTCATTGGGGAACAATGAGAAATTACACCTGGCAAGAAGTAGTAGGAGCATTACATGTCGTCAACAATGACGAAATTGAATACTTAAGGTCATTATCCTACGCCAAATATCGTACTAAATAACTAAACTAGAACAGTATCATGTCGTCTTTTCTTTTAGACAATAAATCATTCACAGTCGATCTTGCGGCTGATGGAAATACTGCTGATTTGATTCAGACAAATACTGTACCTTTTACAGCAGAACAACTAGATAATGCAAAATCTAAAAATTATTACAATCAAACAGAAAACACAATCAGTTGGTCTCATATTAACGATGCTAATTTGAAAGGACAGAATTACATGAGTAATCTTGGTGCTATTGATGGAGACTTTTCAAAAATAATCAATGACAGCACATCAAAATCTATACTTCATCAAGCTCTTGGAACAAAATCATCTAATGAAGGAACCAATCAAGACAATAATTTCTTAGCAACAAGTCAGGTAGAAGAAGATGGTGTATCAAATCCCAATAGCTCATCATCAAGAGGAAGATACTTTTTTGCATACTATCCACTAGCAGAATCAGGTCTATACGATTACTTACAAGTTGTATGCCAAGAATATAAAGCAGATTCATCACTTACTTCAGTTGGTGCATATGATGCAAAACTTGATGCTGGTCTCAGTAATAAAAAGAAAGAAAGAATCAATAAATTTGACGTAACTCAAGTAAGCAGAGCTACATCTAGAAGTGCAGGTGCTAACATAATGGGTATAATTCAACTTCCAATGACAGGAGGTTTAAGTGAAAGTAATAGTGTAGAATGGGGTAATAGTAATTTAAATGCACTGCAAATCGCAGGAGCAAAAATTGCTGGACAAACAATAAGATCTGTTGGTAATCTTGATGTTTCAGGTCTACAAGACCTCATAAAAGGAATAGAAAAAGGTGGTAAACAAGTTGTTGAGGGAATAACCAATGATGAATTGGTTTCATATTTTGCAGGTCAAGCAGTGGGTGTTGGACAAGATCTTCTTAGCAGATCATCAGGAGTAGCACTTAATAATAATCTAGAACTTCTTTTCAAAGCACCACAATTAAGAAGTTTTGCCTATGCATACAATTTCACTCCAAGAAGTGCAGAAGAAGCAACTATGGTTAAAAATATAATATGGTTCTTCAAGAAACAGATGAGACCAAAATTACAAAAACAAGGTATATTCCTGAAAACACCAAATGTATGGAAATTGAAGTATACGTTTAACGGTGGTCAGGAACATCCATTTTTAAATAAAATAAAACAATGTGCTTTGACTGGAGTTGATGTTGATTATGGTGGTGGACAATACATGACCTATGATAACGGTTCAATGACTCAATACCAATTAAGACTTACATTTTCCGAACTAGATCCAATATATTATGATGATTATGGAGACACTCCAGGTTCCTACAACGATGAAGCATGGGAGGTATATGAGTAATGGCAAGACCGTATTTTAGACAAATTCCAGATTTTGGATATGTCAACCGCAATAAGAATGAGAAAGAAATTTCCAACTATTTGATAATAAAGAATCTATTTAAAAGAGGAAAGCTTAGAGAAGACATCTTTGGTAATTTAAACTTTTTCACAAAGTACAAAATTATTGGAGATGATAGACCAGATAATGTAGCAAATGAAATATATGAAGATCCTACTCTTGATTGGATTGTTCTACTATCCAACAATATATTAAATGTTCAAGATGAGTGGCCTCTACCACAAACTGCATTTAATAGCATACTTATGGATAAGTATAAAACAACAGAAAACTTGTTTAGTGGAATTCATCACTATGAAACAATTGAAGTAAAAAATAGCAAAGGAACCGTAGTCCTAGAAAAAGGATTACAAATATCAAGTACTTGGAGAACTAACGGAAACTTTATTCAAGTCAATAAGACTACAATCAATCAAATATTTGCTGGTGTTGTGGGTAGTCCATCATCAACTGTTACTGTTACCATGAATAATGGTATTAAAGGACTTAAAGTTGGTGATGAAGTACAAATTGCAAATGTATCAGATAACTCTTTTAACGGTAGATATGCTATTAAAACCGTAGCTAGTAACGATGGATTTGGTGTATCATTTACATATCAACTACCATCCACTCCTTCAATAGTATCACCAACACTAAATGGAACAGAGGAAGTTTTATTTACTGTAGATGATAATATTGCAGTAGGAAATGCCTATTATTATGAATATTATGATGCAGGTCTAGGGAGTTATCAAACTATTCCATCATCTCATATCTTGAAATCAGTTACAAACTACGAATATGAATCTGACATAGAAGATGCTAAAAGAAATATATTTACACTCAAACCACAATATCTAAACGTTATATTTAATGATCTAGATGCAATTATGGAATATAAAAAAGGTTCCACTCAGTATGCGAGTGAAACCTTGAAGTATGGAGAAAATATTAGACTTTACGAGTAATTACTCTTGAGCAAGTCTTTGAAAATAACTT